AAATCACCTTCATAATCCATATTTTCATCTGAATAGAAAGGGTCTTCAGCAAAGCCCATAGCATCATTAGACATACCCTCATCATCTACTGCGGGGATAGTATCATAATCATTGTACCCATCGAACGAAGGGGGGATAGATTCGGCATCAAGGGCTACATCATCCATACCAAAGGCATCCGTATCATCATAATCAGTAAAAGAAGGGTTCATTTCATCAAGTAAGAAGCGAGAAATTTCTTTTCCTTCATTATGTGTTTTCATTATTCCCATCCTTCAGGTTTGGACAATACGTTTTGTGAAGTAATATGCCTTCCCGTAGCTTCCTCTACCAATTTTTTATTTTCAAAGAAATCGCCAGTATCAGGAGTATAAAGAGTATTGGACATATGTACCAGAGCTTCGTTATACACACGCATGGCTTCAAACAAAGTTTTACAACCAAGAATTCTTTCTTTATAAGGAGAAATTTCTTTTCCATGACGTTTTGAAAGGTCTGTGTAGTAAGCGTTTACTTCGGTGGATTCGTTGTACCCTTTAAACATCTCTTTACCCTGTACAGGTTTTCGGATAACTGGAGGGGCAGTAAACTTTTCAACCATTTTATCAAATTTCTTTTTTTGGAGGGTAAGTTGCTCCACGATACCTTCGTTTTCTTTCATAAGCAGAGAAACTTTTTCTTTATATTTGAGGCGAATATTCTCAAGATTTTTATTTTTTTCTCCGAGTTTTTGTAAATCTTTAACCATTTCATGATAAAGTACAGCATTTGTATCTAAGTTGGCTTCTCGGGATTCAAGTTTAGCTATAAAAGACTTTTCTTTCATAATAGCATATTGTTTTAATTGTTCAATTTCTTCAAGAGCTTCCTGATATTTTTCTTCTGTAGGAAGAGCATCGATAGTATTTTGCATTTCTATGATACGAACTTGCAGGGTTTCGGTAAGTTTCTTCCAATCACTAACCTGACGCTCATACAGAGACGCATCTATAGCAAGCTTAGATAACCCTTCTTTTATGTCATTAGTGTTTGAGGTTCCAAAAGTTTCATGAAGAGAAGCAATATTTTCTGTGGCTTTCTCTATTTCTTTGGTTGTTGCAACTATTTCATTTTCAACTAGAAGTCTTGTTGCCTCAGAAAAGCAATCATCTAAAGAATCATGTATTTCTGTCAAAGAAGTAAGGCGCTCAGTAAGGTTAGTAGAAAGTTTTGCTTTCTCTAAATATTTAATAACATCATCATTCATTCTTCGTTCTTCAAACTTAGACATTTTCTGTGTAGCCATTTTTGTAGTCTCCTTTAAAAGAGGTTCTTTCTTAATTGAAATATTTTCCTCTATAGCATCTTGTATTGTTCCAAAAACTTGCTGAGAGGGATTTAAAACCACATCTGCAACACGTTCAATTTGATATGTACTTTCATCAACAGTTTTACCATCTTCTTTTAAATCCCCAAAACCGGATGAACTGAATCCAATTTTCCCACCAGCTTCGAGGATTTCTTGAGCTTTTTTACCATTTTCTCCAACAAAAGTAATATCGGCACGAGCTTTTTGTGTCTCCTCATTGATATGGAGATTAGACCAAACACCCATAACATCCTTGAAACTACCTTCCTCAATAGGGTGGTCGGCTAAAGCAAAAGAACCTTCCCAAATATGTTTTTGATTATTAATAACATTTTCCCATAAAGATTTAGGGTAGATGCGTTCGTTAAGGTTTAAGGTAAACTGAGAAACATCAACTCTATATTTCTTTTTTGCCTCATACACTTTACCAGTTGACTTCTCTGTGAAAACTGTTTCTGTTAAAGGAAGTTCTCGTACAGTATTTTTATTGACACTAAAAGATTCTATTAGTCTTTGCATTAGTTTTTCATCTCCTTAATATATAATTAGTATTATTCATCTTTTGTTAGTTAAAATTATTTTTTATTGAAAATACAAAAACCTTTATCTTCAAACATTGTATATTTATTAGGGAAAGCATCTAACAATTTTTTTCCTAAAATTCTATATAGATTAAACCTAGTTTCTTCCTTAGCCCCATAGTAAAATAAACTTGGGTTTTTTAATTCTATAAATTTTTTAGCAATGTTTGCTACTGTTGAAAAAACTTTGATAGTGTTTCCTGTATTTGTCGTAGTATCCTGTATACCTTCAGGAGTTAAGATGTGCTGAATAGACTTTCCACGCATTTCTGGTGTTATTAACCCAAAGAAAAAAGAATAAATATCTATAGAAAGCTTACTTAAAGGACTAGAATAAACTACATTGTTTTGTTGAAGAACTCCTTTAAATTCGGACGGAGAATCTTTATGGAAGATAACAATATACTCTTCTTTTTCAATAGCAAAGAAAGAGTAGGTAAATACTCCCAATGATTTGAAACTCGAAAACTCTACAGGAGAGTCTAAAAGCTCCTTAATTCTGAGAAACATTTTCTTCCTCCGAATTGCTCATGAATCCCGCAATTGTATCTTTAAGAGATATTTCGGGCTGTTCTTCTTTTTCCTGTATTACCGATTCTTCGATTTTAAAGCCTACATTTCTCATTCCTTCTATAGTTTCTTTTAAGGAGCGAGAACGAGAAGGGGTAGCACCATCATGAAGATTTTTTAATACTTTGAGCATTGTTTCAGAAGAATAATCAGGAGCAGAATACTTATAATGACGTTTATTTGATACTATTTCATCAAATCGTCCAAAATCTTTAATAATTTTATTATAAATAATGGGAGTTGCCTTATTAAATCGCTTTGTTAATTCAATTACTCTTGCCTCTGACAATCGTTTTTTAGTAAAAGCTTCATATGATTCATTATTAGGAGTCTTTTGTGGGGGGGCTTCTGGTTCGGATGTATCAATTTCTTCTGTGTCAAATTGAGCACTATCAATATCCCCTTCGGAAACATTTTCTCCACCTTCCATATCCCCCATATCACCCACATCAAATTGAGCATCATCTATTTCGCTGGCATCGGGAGAACCTTCAATATCTTCATCTTCGGAAGTATCATCTATTCCACCCCCACCAAAATCATCTCCTCCACTAGACCCCCCCGAAGAACCGCCTCCAAAAGAGCCCCCTCCCATACCTGACTCATCAGGAGTGTTTTCACCTTGAGATTTGGTGGTACGCACTCTAATCCATTTTTTAATATCTTCCGGGTCAAGGAAAGAGAACTTAGTTAAAATATCCTGTACAATTTCTGGAGGAAGAGGGTCATTGAGAGAGCCAATAACATCCGCAACGGTATCAATAACAGATTTCGACAAATCCAAACTTGCTTGTTTAGCATTAATTCTATCATTTGATACTTCACTATTGGGGAATTTCATTGAAAGAACAAAAGGTTCAAAATAATCAAATTCTCCGGTAATTGCAAAATGTAATCTAAAAAGATTAGTAAGTCCTTCAAGAAAAGCAGATTGCAGAGTGAATACTTTTCGAGCAAAAGGTTTAAATTGTTCTGTTAGTGAGATACCTGAGACACCAAATCCACCCCAATCGGGAACTAAATATCCTTTAGGCACCCCAGAAGCAACAACTACACGGTCTTGATACAGTTCTAAATCTCCTATAGCATTTAAATCAATGTTAGGGGAAAGGACTTTTAATTCTACCAAACCTTTAGGAAGCCACATTTTTGTATTTGTTGAGTATGTTTCTGAATTATTACCTGTAACACCTATATTTTCATATTGTTCACGGGCATCATTTACTCTTTCAAATTGTTGTGCACTATCCATTCCGGGGGTGGTTGCCACTTCATAGGTAGTAACCGGGAAATTCATAATACGTGCTAGGGATTGAAGAGTCATAGTTGCATTAGCTTGTCTAAAAGGAGCCAATGCTTTTAATAAGAAAGGTTTACCAAAGGGGGCGAAATCAGATTGTTCATGAGATAATCTAAAATGAGTAATATTCCAAGGAGGAACTACTAAGTCATTTGCTACAACGAATCCAAATAACTTTGAATCAAAAAGGTCAGCAAACTCTTCTTGAGCCTCATCTTCCAGAGCATCCATGAGCATTTGTAATCGATTATCTCTGCTTAATGCAGATAAAAATCCTTGTTTTAAGGAAATATCAGAAGCCACTCGAACAGGGTTGAATTCTAATCTATCAAGTATCTGTCGCACATCGATAGGATTTATTCTTACAACACCATTTTTAGTTACTTTATTTGACCAGAAAGCATCTCCGTATCCGGCGAGATTATACATGGCAGAACGAACACGACTTTGAGTAACTGACCATTGGTTGAGCAATTCCTCCATGCGTTGTTTCATTCGTAAGTTTGCACAATCAATCATTATAAGTTTATCTTGTTGGTCTAATTGTGTAGCCTCATCTGCCATTAAGTCTACACTCATTCCTAAGAAAGGGTCATTATTAATAGCAAACTCTAATTCAGAAATACGTTTAAATCTATCTTGCAAAGTTCCTATAGTATCCGTTGTTTCATTTAGCCAAGAATTAAAATATTCTTCTAATCGAGAGCCCATCTTAGTATTCATTATTTTACCAATCTTAGATTGGGCAACACTCATGTTACTATCGGGGTCTACTTTTACAAATTGTATATTACTTCTTCCATCTTTAGAGGCTTTTTTTTGAAATCCAAAGAGTTTAGAAATATTCCCAATAAACTTTGTTCTATCGGATTTAGTATTACTTTGTTTAGTAGAAGGAACATTGTACTCCAATCTGTCGGCATTTGGAGTAATCGGGGATACGGAGTTGGGTATATCTACTTTCATTCTTTATCTTCCCTTGCTAAGAATTCTAAAAACTTTTCCTTATTTATCTTAATAATATTGAAAACATGTGCTTTTGTTATATTTAATTTTTTGGCTATCTCAATACCAGAGTAATGTTTGGAGCGCAACAGTAAAACATTATAATGCATTTTCCGGGGTAAATCTTTAATAGATAGCAGATATTTTACAAACATTTCTTGAATATGTAAATCTTCCACAAAAGAATCTAAATTTAATTTTGATTTTAATTCAGATATCTCTGTATGATTTGTAACTTCTACTTCTGAAGGACTTGTATCATACGTAATCGTATCTTCTGCATCTTCTTTAGTTTTTAAATGTTTTACTAAAGCTTTGAGATACCCTGTTGTATAATACAAGAAACCTTTAATATTATATTCTTCGGAATTGCTTGGGGTAGGAATAAATTTATTCAAAGGGGTAGAGGGATGCGATTTGAACATAGAAAGAAAAGCTTCAGATAAAAAAACATAATCCTCCCCTTGAGATATCATACGATATGGGGTGCTTCCATAGCAATAATTTTTAAAGAATACTGAGTTTATAGCAGGGTAAGCCGTATAGAACAATGAATTTCTTGCATCCACATCCCCTTGTTTCGCCATTTCAAGTCGTTGTAAAAAAGAATGTCCTTGAAGTAATTCAAAGGAGCGTTTAATATCAGAGTCAACAAAGTAAGCTTTAAATCCGGGTGAATTGGTTACTTGCATGAAAAAATCTCCCTGTAGGTGTACATAATCTATTTAATTAGTAGTTTCTACAGAGAGTGTGTTTTCACAAATAAAGTAGTCGAATTATTACATTGTTATCCTTGTTTATAATAAGATATCCCTCTTTTATTTGTTTCGCAGTAACAAAAGCAATATCTTGAGGCGTTAAGTATCCTTCTGCAATTAAGGAAATAACAATATCCTCACAATTTAAAGTAACTTCTTTAACAAACGTCATTAGAAATTGCCCCATTGCATCTTGTTCTGGAATCCAAACACTAAACTTTTTCATTCACCTTTTTCCTTTAAAAATTGATTATAGACTCTTCTTCTACAAAAGGAGTAACTGACATAATTGTACCATCAAAAATGTATTTCCCAATAGCAATCCCTCCTTGGTTCTGCTTCAATATGGTAACATCCATAATGTCACTCATAATTTCTAAATTTTTATCATCAGGCAAATACCTTTCTGCATACGGTTTTCTTCTAAAAATACTTAGAACAACACGAGCTCGTTCAGCAAGTGCTCCACTATTCTTAATACTTCCCAAGGTGGGCTTTAATTTTTCAATATCTTCTATTTTGGTTATCTTCATATTATCGACCGTTCTATTCATTTGTGCCACACATACAAAACACACATTTTCATTCTTTGCAATTTCATTCAGCTTGTTTACGGCGCGTTCAATAGCCACTGCTAAATTAGTATTACCTTTATCGGAATCAATAAACTCTTTTACTTGTGTGATTAAATCAATAAAGACACAAACATAATCTGTCTTATAATAAATTTTAAATTCTCTAATGAGAGATTGAATTTTTAGTAATGTAATACTAGGGTTATCTATAAGTCTAAATTGTTTATTATGTAATTCTACTTTCTCCTTTTCTATTAAGGGTAACAAGGAATCAATATTTTCTTTTTTATACCAATCACTAATGGGAATATTTGTTCTAAGAGCCACCAACCTATCCATAGTAGATATTTCATCCATTTCTAATGTAAAATACATTGAAGGTATATTTAAGTTAATCATTCCATTCAAAGCATTGAGAGCATAGGCAGATTTTCCCATTCCTGTGGAAGCTGAGATAAGGATTATTTGTCCTCCGGAGGCTTTTCTTGTAAGATTCTCATCAAGAAACAAATCTCCAAATATTTTATATGAACCAAGTTTACGTTCGTTCAAATCTATTACATAATCATCTAAGCATTCAGGGAGTGTTTTAGATTCTACATTAGTTCCATTATTTACAACAATTTGTTGAGAATCCCATAAAAGACTATTTACATATTCTTCATCAACGGCTCCCATTTTTTCTAATTCTAAAGAAAGCTTCTCTACTTTTTTTGATAGTTTATATTTTACACTTTCTTTTTTTAGAACTAAAAAAGCCGTCTCGAAGGAAGTAGCCTCCACTGCCATGTTTGTAATACGGGAAAGAAGTTCCAAAGAAACTGTTTCATTTAATTGATTGGCTTCTCGTAGTACCGACAACTCTGATATATTTTCTTTTTTTTGAAACAAAGTAAACAATGCGGAAAAAATATCTCGTGCTTGTTTGTGTGGAAAAGATTCCTCTGTTAATTCCGGATGGTTTTCTAAGAGGGAAATATCTTTATAAAGAATATTAAGTACCTGATATTCCGCAGAAATCACATACGCTTCATTCTTACGTTCTTTTTTATGCCTCATGCTTCCCCTCAAGAATAATTGTCAAAGTTTATTTTCTGAATATCTACTTGATTGCAGTTCCCAAGATAATCATCAGTAAATGTTAATACGGTTCCTCCGGTATTACGGGCAATTAAATTATGAATACTTTTACTAAACCCCTGTGAAACTATTGCATCTACTCCTACATTGGAAACAAAGATAGTTGCTTTTTTATTCGATTCAATTCTTTCCTTTAGAAAAGATTCAATATAGGGTAATTGAAATCCACTTTTCCACAAAGAAACTTTTTCCTTGTCAAAGGATTCATCCAAGATAAGTAAATCTACAGAAAGAAATTCTTTTACGAGTTCATCTTTTTCTGTACGTTGCGAAAAATCATGGAGTAATTTAATTATGTTTTGCATGGAATCAAAATGAACAGTATACCCTTGTTTTAGAATACTTAATCCCACCCATTGCGCCAACGTAGTTTTTTGTGTCCCATTAGTACCCCATAAATATAAAGAAATATTTTTAATATCCTTAAAATGCTTAACATATTTTACAAGGTTAAGCATATTGTTTCTTGAATAACTTCCTTTATAATTTTGTAATGGATTGTACTCTAATGAGGTCGCATCTGACCACAAATTACTATATTCTGCTTTTACAATAGTCTCCCCTTTTACCCTCCATGAAGTATGACAATTACATTCCTGAAGAGCCGTTTGACCATTACTTAGTTTTGTAGTAATAAATCCTTCTATCTTTGATTTTTGATAACAGGCGCGACAAGGAATGAACTTATCCATGTCGTTTTCCATTGGAATATTTGTTGCTTTTAAAAGGTTGATAAGGCTCCAACCACACATTTTTTGATTCCAATTCTATATTGGTAACTATTTTACTTCCAGTATTAATAACTTTCCCTGAATCATTAATTTCTCGGAGCTCTACAATATAAGAAAACTCTGTAAATTTCTTTAAGATGGTTGCATACCACCCTCTATTTAATTTAATCTTTTCATTAAGTTCGTACATAGTCCTCCCTATAAAAGAAGGTAGATACTTTTACATATCTACCTTCATTACGTAATTAAGTGTAATTAGAAATCTGAATTACATCCGGGACATACAAGAAAGTCCATTGGAGATTCTGTCTTGCAAATATTACAGGGAATAATTTTCTCTGTAGTTTTATATTCCATTTCCCAATGCTTATCTTTAATATGCTTCATGGAAGTAATACATGCTCTATTTGCATCACTTAGGCGAAACAAACCAATAGGTTCATTCTCTTTTGTTTCAACAACTGCCGAAGCCCGAGGAGCACGAGCAGACACTACGGGAGCCTCTACTACTTTTGAAGAAGCAACAGGAACTTCCACATCCGCATCGTCACTATCGTGCTGTTCTTTACGAGTCTTTGCTTCTTCATCTGCAAGAGATTTAAGTTCCTCTTCATAGTGAGTTCCAAGAGCAAAGTCAATCATGGCAATTGATTTCTTCAATCGATTGTAAAGTTTTGTATAACTTGTTACTGCATAGAGCTTATCAAAGTCATACCTCTCCCAAGAAAGTTCTTCTTCTGTAAGGGGGCCAGATACAATATGTCCTCGAATTCCTTCTGGAATTTCTTCAATGTACTTGGAGGCATTAACAATACGATAGGGGTTGTCTTTTAGACCTGTCTTTTCAATGCCGAGGTCGTAGTTATTCCAGTCTCCATAATGTTTGAAAACATTAATTGCAAGAATATTTGAAAAACCAAATGCAGGGATTCCTGTTTCTGGATATTCCCTGAATGTTCCATCATTTTGTTTAACAATGGAAATTCCTTTGGATAGAAGAACAGTATGCTTATTTTCTTTTGACCAAGCATATACTTCGGGAGTACGGTCAATTCCGTTAAAAAGGAACATGTCTCTACCAGCCCAACCCTTATCATATTTATAAGCGTCAGTACCTTTTGGCTTACTGTTCTTGCATACCATATCATAGATTGCGGGGTTCATGCGTTCATGAATAAAGAACTTTTTCTTTTCAATCCATTCTACTTCAGATACACGGTCAATAATGCGCCAAATAATATGGTCATCCCCTGTTTCTTTTGTGGGGAGTACAACACGCATCTCTTTCTTTTTATCATCAATGATTTTAGCGTAACGAATTGTTCGGGCAGTAGTAGGGGAAGCAAAGCTTTGAGGAAGTTCACCAACCGCCCTAAAAATCTTAGGAACTCCTTCGGTAAGACCGACCCATTTAATATTCTCGTACTTGAAATCCCCCGAACTCTTGTGCTGTGCTTTCTCTTGCTCTTCTTGGTAAACTTTGTTTGCCATTGCTTTAAATGCATCATCTGAAATACTCATGTGATTCTCCTGTTTGCCTACTAAGGCTGGTTAATGATTATCCAATTTTGGATACTTAATTAGTACATCTTCTCCTTACTTATATAATATAGATAAGTAGAAGGAAAGTAAAGTGAAAACTACAAAAGGGGGATATCTCTTCGTATATCCAAAAAATGATAGGTTGGAATACATACTCCATAGGTAGTATATTCATTACCATTATTGCTAATATTAATTTTTGAGAACTTTTTAAAAAAATTAGAACTCATATAATTTAATTCATTTAATTTTTTAACAATCTCTTCAGTTTTAAAAGCAAACCATACTTTATCTTTTACAAAAAAATGGGCATACCAGTTAATATTCTGTTGTAAGGCCCGTAAAGGCCCCCTAAAGACCTTCTCAATCTATCCGAGTATATTTCGATAGCTATATTCCCTCTTGAGTTGTAATACTCAGTCTTAATTTCCCATGTTTCCCCATTTCCTCTTATAATATCATGTGTTCTTCCATCAGTTTCCCGCGCATCTGGAAAGCTTTTAAGAAAATTTTCTACCCCTACTTTTCCACGTTCATAGTCTTGATTAAAATAGCAAGGTTTATCCTTCATATTTTGTTCCTTGAAAATAAAGCATTACTGGTATTCCTCATAATAAACAATTTCTATATCGTGTTCACTAAAAAGGTCTTCCAATCCTTTTCGAGAAGAGGATAAAGGAGCAACAATATCCCCCCAATCTTCATCTGATTCTAAATACATATCATACGTATCTCTAAGAATCCCCATTATACTTCCTTACTTGTTTGAATATGTACCATTATCTGCAATATATATATTAGCCCCCTGTTCTTGCAAATACTCCAAAGCTTTAGGTCGATGTGTTGTTATAAACATTTGGTCAAATCCTTCTACATTAGAAATCATTTCCATTAAGCGTACACTTGCTTCTTCATCGGCTGACTTATCAACTTCATCAAAAATAATAAACTTAGTATCATAAGCTTGTGCCACTGAAACCTTAAAACCTAAAGTAAGTAAACAGGATTCAAACCCCGAAGACATTCTTGCTTTAATCCATTCTGGTTCGGCTCTTGCTTTATAAAAGAACTCTATACCTTTAGCTGTTTGTTCTATCTTAATACAAAAGTTATCTTTAGTTTGAGAAAGATAATTATTCATTTCTTGCTCTAACAGTACACACGCTTTCATCATTATATGATTAGGTAATTCAGCTTCATATACTTTCTGTACGGCATCTAAATCAATTATGTCAAGTTGCTTTGTATTTAAGGTTTGGGAAATATCCCATATTTTTTTAGTATTTGTTTCTTCGTTCTCTTTAAGTTGCGTATTATAGTTTTGTCGCTCACGGTTAATGAGTAATGCATTTTCAATTGCTGAGATTTTATTCGCAAGCTCTTGTGTTTCCTTTTGCTTGGAGTTGAGGGTTGATGTAACCAAATCACTATTATTATAATCAATAGAAACCCTATCATATTCAATTTGTGCCTCCTGTAAGTTCTTATTAAGTATTCCCTTGTCAGCAAGAAGTTTTGTAGTACGTACTTTATCTACGTTTAAATTAGTTCGACAGCTTGCTATTTCTGATTCTTTTGATATTTTATTACTTGTTTTCTGATATGAAAATTTTTCCAACTCCCGTACTTTTGTTGTAAGTTCTAAAACACCTTTCTCAAAATCTTTTTTTTCAACTTGTGCACTCAGAATAACACTGGCAATTCTTGCAACTTTATTTTCTAATTTTGTAACAATAGTGGTAAGGGAATCAATTTTTTCTACTAAATCTAATTTATGTTCCGCAGTACATACACTCCCACAAGTGGGGCATTCTGGGGAGGTATCAAAAACTTTCAATTGCTTCTGATAGGTAAACAATACTGTTTTATTTTCAGTAAGCTCTTTTTGATAATCTTTCTCTGTAAGAAGATAATTGTTTATATCAATATTTCTTTCTTCCAATACAACAGTAGAAGCTTTACAGGTGTGAGTTACTATAGCTCGTTCCTCCTCTATAGCTATTAAACTCTTTTCTAGTTCCTCTATTTCAAAAGTTAAATTTATTATTGAGTTTTCATTATTTTTATTTTTTTGTTCCAAAAACGTTATCTCATTTGTAAGAGTACTAGCTTTATACATATCCAAACTTTGCTTTGCTAAATTATATTGAGCCAATATTACTTGTCTTGAATTATTTAAAGCAAGTATTTCAGCTTCTAATAACTTTTTATTTATTCTTAATTTTTCTGTATCTTCGGACGACACAGGAAGCATTTCTCTGTAATCATATTTAATTGATTTTAATGCCGATAATTGCCCCTCTATAAGCAATGTGTTTTCTTTGATAGCTTTTTTATCTTCTTTTATTAATTCTACAATTTCATCAAAATCAGAATTAAATACTTTCTTTAATACATCTCTTCGTTTCGTAGGAGTGATATGCGTTATATTAATACTGTCTTGTAAATGAAAAAGAATATTTTCCATCATGTCTGTATCAAAATATTTAGATAGAAAGACATCACACTCTGCATTTCGAGAAAACTCTTCCTTATATCGAATTTCTCTTACTAATGTATTTGCGGAACCATCGCCTGTAAAATTAAACATCATTGGTTCATCACCCACATACTTATAGAGAACCATTTCTATACTAAGATTCTTTTGACCGCTTTTAATAAAGTCAGCCCATGTGTTTCCTCGCTTAACTCCACCTAAACAAAAAGCAATGGCAGAGAATATAGTACTCTTTCCAGACCCAGTAATCCCCCCCATTACATTTATGCCTCTTACAAAGGCAAGGTCACATTCTTCAACATTCATAAAGTTCTTTAATTTCAAATTTGATATGTACATGTTTACTCCTATATTTCTTTAAGAAAGTATTTCTATTTTAGTGCATCTAATTTTTCCCTCATCCTGCACCACTCTTGCTATATCTTCATATCTTACTTTTACCTTTACCACTAATTCTGAACAATATCTTGTTGCTTTTTCTTCAGTCCATACACTCAATCCAAAACTAGATTCATTATTACTAAAATCTGCAAAACTTTCATAACTGTTTCCTTTAAGGTATTGATATTGAAAATTAAATTTTGAATAGCGGTCGCTTCGGATTCCCTTATATGCAATAAAATATTCATCAAAACATTCATAAAGTTTGGTTTTTTCAATAGCTCCCTTTTTAAAAGCTACTGTCTTACTTTGCCAAGAACTCGTAATAGCGGCATTATTCAATATTCCTTTGTATTTCTCCATGAAAGGTTCAGAGAGTTTTTGATACATTGAAATATACTCCATATCCAACTTTTCGATATATTTTTCAATGAAGGGTTCGGAAAGTTTTTGATACATTGAAATATACTCCATAT